TTATACAAACTTGTGAGGCATCTCTAAAACTTTGTAAATCTATGTCTGCTGTAGCAATACCTTTACCATATCTTTCGTTTCTTAAATAATCTAATAAGCAAAAAGCTGGATTTGTAGAAAATGTTTCACTTGACTCACTTAAACTTGAATCTAATGTTACAACTTTTCTGCCTTTTATTTTTGCTTGAACAGTTGGTATTCCACCAAACACATCTTGATTCCATTTAAATTTTAATGCTAAATATGCTATGCCTGATAGTTTGTGGTTACTACCCCAAGAAGATAATGTAGATAATAAACTTGATGCACTTTGTCCATCAGTTCCTAAATGTGGTTCTACAGTAATATAACTAACATTATCTTTGTAAAAATTAGAATCTGAACTTGCAACTGTCCTTTGTGTGTTATCTGTCAATGCACCTGAAAATGTAACGACTTTATCATCAACTCTAATTTCTTCTATTGAATTAATTTCTCCCTCACATAAAACTAATGCAACATATAAAAATTCGTTATCTGTTCCTGATGTTTCTATAAATACTCTTGTTCCGCCGATTAGTCTTTCACCATAAACCACAGGTATAGATGCGTTGTTTGATTGTTTATTTATTAATATTCCTCTTTCAGTTTCTTCAAAATCATTTGTACCGAAATCAGGTAAATCAGGTTTTCTTGATCTTATAAATAACCAACCAACAGCAAAAACACCTAAAGCTACAAAAGGATTTATTTTGCCTAAAAAATTAAATGCTTTTACTGCTCTAAATACTTTTGTTACACTTCCAACTGCTTTTCTTAAACTACTTCCAAGACCCATTATGCTCTACCCCATTTAATATCTAAAACAGTTTGACTTGAAAAATCCATACCAACATCTGTACTAAAAAATCTTTGTTGTGAGTTATTGTTTGTTTGTCTGCCTGATTTTTTTTCAAAGTCAGCCCAATGAGAAACTACTGTTAAAATTACTGTAGATTCTGTCACAGATTCATCTATTTGAAATGTATCTATATTCCCTGAGTATAATAACACAGGGTCAGCTATTAGAGCATTTGAACTATCTAGTAACCCTCTAAAAATATCAACACTATCATTTACAATATTTTCATTTAAACAAGTTGAAATAAAAGTTTGGTCTGCACCTGATAAAGCAATTTGTAAAGATGTTTTAGTTACATCTGTTTCTTCTGTAAAAGATGGAACTGATATTAGAAAATCGGAAGATGAATAAGTTACACTAGAGCCTGACACAGATGAAGTAAGACTAAACCCACAATCAGTTATATTTACAGGTGTGCCAAAACCAATAGTAATAAGATGGACAGGTCGTATCTCATTTGTCGCTAATTCGTTCTTTACTGCTGTTGTTAGTGTCCTCGCCATAATCCTCGTAACTTGTTCTGTTTATCTTTTCTGAGTTTTTTATCATAGTATATTTAAAACTGCCATCAGGTATTTTATATTTTCCTAAATCTTTTGTAGTTGTATTTATCTCTGAACCATCTACTACTTTTTCTGCGATAAAATCTGCATTTATCCAATGCTTAATTAAATACTTTACCATTATAAAGATTCTTCTACATCAAATTCAAATTTGTATAAAAGGTTTCCATCTTTATCTGCACCAATAGCA